CATCGAAGGAACGATTTTCAATAACGGATGTACTAAAAAATTGCTTTGCTCTAAACAGACCATTTTTCGCTATGCCAAATGATGGATCTATATCCATTCCTCTATATGCAATAACATCATATTTTAGTCTATTTTTCTTTAACCCTCTTGATATAAGTTCCGCATATTCATGTAATCTTTTATCTTCTATGATGTCTCCTCTAAGCATTGCGTTTAATCTCTCAAAGAAACGATTAGGCTTTTTATCACCGAAATTATATGTATACTTTCGGATTGCTCTTTTTTCTGCATCTGTCAGTTCTTGAATCCATTCTTGTGAATCCTCTCTCAATATCCGTACTACCTGGCCTGCCGGCACTGCTTTGAAATTTGCAAGTGGTCTCTTTGAATCTGCATATTCTCCACTTGTCATTCCACTAGTCTTAAATCTCGCATTTTTCCATTCCTTTGCTTTTATTCCATAACGCCTTTGATTCTCCTCATCCAGCGAATACTCCGCCAGCCTCCCATACTTCTCTGCCTGCCGCTTTGCATACTGCTCCTTCTGCTCCCTGGCATAATTCTGCCCAATCGCTTCCAGCTCCTTCTTAGTCCAGGTATCGTCCTCCGTAGAGATGCCCGGAAAGTAGGTCGTATGAGAATCGCGGCATCTGGGATGATAAAGTCCCGCCTCGATGGCTTTACTCATCAGCGGATACCGTTTCCCTGTTTCCGGATCCACTCCATCTTTTCGGCCGCCGCTCCACACATCGTCAATCAGCACCTTTCCAACAAAGGGAAGACATTTAGGGCAGGGATTTCCGCGCTTATTCATAATCACTGTGCTGATTCCCCACTCCTGCCGTTTCTCTCCTTCTCCCTGAAGGTAAGCCCGCTTGCTGGCAGTTCGAATGGCCATATCCGCATAATCAGAAAGCGTATGACGGGCCCCATTGGCGTACTGGATGCAGTTTAGTCCTGCCGCCAGAAAATCCCTGGAAGCCATATCCACCGCCTGCTCGTAGGTTCCGGCCCCTGTATTGGCATAAACCTGGGCGTTAAAGATAATCTTTCGGTACTGATCCTCCGCCATTCTGAGAACGGCTGTTTCTGCCTTCTCCATATCGTGGGTAACGGCCTCAATCAGAACTCCCAGCTTTCTCTCATTCAGCTTAAAAAATTCTGCTGTCATAGACTGATGAGCTGGAGAATGATTCTTTCCAAACCCTTTGAAACCTCTTCGGATAGCCTGAAGAATTCGTTTTTCCTGCTCCATGCCCCCTGTTTCCCTGGCTTTCCGGATCAGTTCCTCAATCTCTCTGTTCAGAGACTGGAACTTCCCTGCATAACGCCTCTTATTCTCCCTCTTGTATCTTTCCAGAGCTTTCAGCTGCTCTGCCTGCCACATGCTCCACTGGATGCCCTCTTTCGTCTCCTCAGCTCGGTGGCGCTTCATGTTTCGCATCATAGAAGCAGTCAGCTCCTCTTCGATGGCTGCAAAGGCGGCGCCGATCTCGTATTCATCCTTCTGCACACGCCTGCCCCCTTCCTGATTCTGGATTCCTCTACTGCTTTCCCGTTTGCTGGTTCCGGTTACTGAATACACGGAATCCTCTGGACTTAAATTCTCTGGACAGACTCTTCAACTGCGTAATGCTCTCACACCTGTCATGGCGGAGTTCCGCATAGCCTTCCTTTTCCAGGGCATAAATTCCAAACGGAACCTGCTCACTGGCCACTTCAAGGAGTCCCTGGTACTCCTTCCGGCTCATTCGGTATACCCGGTTCATTACCTTTACCTGCATCTGTCTCCCCTTCCTTCATCTGGATCTGAAAAGAGCCGGCAGTCTGATTGACTCCCGGTTCTTCTATCTCTGCAACGCCCTGCTCTGCCTTCAATCGCTTCACTTCCTCCGCCTTCCACTGCTCATCCTTACTATCCCCATAAAGCTCTTCCACCTGCGCCTCGATGCTCATCATAGGCACGCCGGGCCGGGCCTTGGCAAGGGTCTCCACCTGGCTCTCAAAGGAAGGATTTGCATACTCTCCGAAAGGAATATCTACCTTTACTTCCTCCACCGGCTGCTTCGCCAGAACCTGGCAGCAGTTCAAACAGGCGGAAATCAGTTCCGGAAGCGTTGTCTGCAGCGCCTCGATGATAGCGTCCCTTGTGTAAAGGGTTGTCTTTTCCTTTTCCCTCTGGGCCTCTGCATTGTCTAACTTCTTTACGTCGATTCCCAGCGTGGAAGGGCTGATAATGCCCTGAAGGCACAAATCCAGAGCTGTCACATAGGAAGCCAGATAGCTGTCATGGGGAATGGCCGGCTGTTCCGTCTGCACCTTATTTTCCCCGTGCTCCGACATATCGCTGTCCCCGGCAAAGAACCGGTTATCGAAGGGATTCGGGCGCAGCATCTCGCCGGTCTTAGGATTTTTCGGAACCAGGCAGTCCGGAATATAGGTCCTGGCTCGTCCGCTTCGCAGCGCGTCCATCCACTGGCTCCATACCTCGTCAAAGGCGTCGAAGCTGTCTAATTTCCCGTCGAACAGGCTGCCTCCCCGTCCTTCCCACTTCGCGCTGTCATAGATATGAAACGGAACTGCCAGAATCACTGACGGGGCAAACGCCCAGTTTTTGAGCCCCTGGGTCCTCTTTATGGTATCGAGAGGAACTTCTTTCTCTCCCAGGTATAGCTCATTCCGGATATAGCCATAACCATAATGCTCATAGAGTACGTACAGCTGCCCTTTCTCCTTATACGGCGTCTTAAAGACAACCTCAGCCAGCTCGTCCCCGTCATAAACCAGTTCTATCCGATCTCCTGGATACCAGCTAATGAAGGGATACTCGCTCTTTTGAGTATTCAATGTCAGCTTCCAGGCTCCGTCTCCAATATACAGCACCTCTCTCAGCGCTTTCTTTAACTTTTTCCGAAACTGATTCTGTTTCTCGATTTCCTTCCAGGTCTCTTCCTGCTTTCCAGACTCGAACTGGAACTCATTCATATCTGCCATCACAATGGATGAGAGAACCTTGACAATCAACCCAGGAAGGCCTGTGTGGATTTTCCTCATTTCCATGCCAGGCGTGCATTTAGACGCCCAGAACTTATACCGGTCCGCGGTTTCTCCGCTCTGCTCATAGAGCTGTTCCAGCTCGTTCCCATCACCGCGGTACCAGATACGGTTGCGGATTGCGTTCAGCTCAAAATCCACTATTTCCTGAATCTGGATGCTGTAGGGGCTTGCCGGCTGCACATTCAGCCAGGAACGGATGCCCCGTTTTATATTCTCGTTCAATGTTGTCAGCCACCTCATTTCTCATCCTCCTCAAACCCAATCAGATTCCTCCAGGGAATCCAGCCATACTGGGATGCGTTGATCGTATGGTCATTCCGATCCTCCGGTTCGTCCTTGTCCTCCAGCCAGGAATACCGCTCCAGTTCAGCTATGTGCTCTACGCAGGTATCTGCCACCAGATAGCACCCTTGCTGAATCCAGCCCAGCTGCAGCTTAATACGGTCAATAATCTGCAGAGCCTTATAAGCGTCCAGGAAATTATGGATGCTGCCATGAAGCCGCTTATATTTACGCAGCTCCGTGATGGTCGCCTGGTCGGCAGAATCAATAAACACATCTCTCGCAAGTCCCCACTCCCTTTGATTCCGTTCAAGAAACTCTAAAAATTTCGTCACTGTATCAGATGGAGCCAGCGGCTGATCCAGTTCTGCGTTGCTGTAGACCTTTTCATCCAGCACGATCAGCCTCCGGTCTGTGGTAATTCCCAAAAAGAGCATGGCAATGGTATCTGGAGACTGGCTGGAATAGGAGGTATCCAGTCCCGCTGAAAAACGTCTAAATTTCAACCGCCCAAGCTTCCGCTCCGTTTTAAGCCAGGAAATCGATACTACATGCTTCTTCCTATCGAAGTTCGGAAAAATAAGGCCCGTCGCTTTTCCGCGCAGGCCTAAAATCTTGTTCTTGTATAGTTTCGTTCCAGGAGGAGCTGCATCCATCTTTTTCTGCACTGCCTCCGGTGTCAAGCTCAGATTATCCTGGAACGTAAAAAACCAGTACCTCCATCTGGGTACTGGCTTCTCTTTCAGCTCCGCCAGAATCTCCGGAGGAACGTCTTGTTCGTATTTTTTGTATGGTCTGGAACGGTTGATAAACTCCTTATACACCGGAAGGCCCGGATCATCCGGATTCAGCGTGGCCATCAGATAATCGTTTCTGGTAGACACCTCCCGGACAAAATCAATGTTGGCCGTGTTAATCTCGTCGATGTACACGCAGCCGAACTGGGAGCCCAGGACCAGCTCCCACTTGTCCCGGTTATCATAGCCCAGGACAAAAATAATCTTGTCCTCAAACTTGATATGGGGAATCTTATAATCCTTATCCCCATTTCCATAGTACCGGGCTGTCCGGTGCAGATCCAGAATCCCGTTGTCCTGCTGGATAATATTCTTCTCGGCAGTTCCCGTCGTCTTGGATGCGATGATGTGAAGCTTCTTTGTGCTCCGGCTTACCATCCGCATAAACTTAACGCCGGCGCCTACCGTTGTCTTTCCGGAAGCCGTTGTCCCCTCCAGGAAGTCTGCATCCACGCCGTCCACTGTATTGATAAAATCCAGGTACTTCTGGGAGAGGGGGAAGCTGCTACTCTTCAAGTCCCTCACCACCCAGCTGACTCATAATATCATCCAGCTTCTCAGACGTCTGGACGTTCACATCCACCTTATCCCGGAACATTCCCAGATGCTTACCGGCCAGTTCCAGAGCCTTCGACTTGTCGTAGAACTTAATCTCCCGTTCAATGCCCTCTCCTTCCTTGGTTGGGAACCGTTTGACCTTTACAGAGGCGACCGCCGCCAGATCTTCCGGAAGCGCATCCTCTCGAATGGTAGCATCGTTCAGGTTGACTACCTGCTGCGGGTTTAAGAGGGCAATCTTGGCAAGCTCCAGCAAAATCCGGTCCTGATTAAGGCCCAGACGCCGGGAACGCTCTGCCATTGCTTTGTCAATACTTGCGCGAATGTCAGGTTTCTTCAGGTTTTCACTCCCTATCTCTCCCGCCGTATCCGGGCTGTAACCGGCACGAATGGCCGCCTGGGTGGCGTTCAGGTCGATCAAATATTCCTGTACGAATAGTTTTTGTTTTCTGGTTATGGGGATCACCTCCTTGCATTCTATCATTCATACAACATTTATGTATCTTATCCACATTTTTATCAACATCTTGTGTATAACGCAAAAAACCACCCGGCACATGGCCGGGTGGAAAAAATAGGAGAAAAACTATTATGGCTTGCAGGAGAAGGATTCGAACCCTCGACCTCCGGGTTATGGGCCCGGCGAGCTGCCGCTGCTCTACCCTGCTAACGGATTCTCCAGGAATCGAACCTGAGACTCGATGCTTAACAGGCATCTGCTCTACCAACTGAGCTAAGAATCCTTACCGCCCGGTTTCCCAGACGGCTATTTAGGTTAGGCTCTTATTGGAGGCACAAAAGCCTCTGGCCGAATCGCCCTCGGCTTCCATTTTATTCTACTACGATATTTCCGATACTTCCGATATTTTTTATTTTATTCCATGTTCTTTTAAATATTTATCCCTGATGTATAATCTCGGATAATCTAAAATCACCTGATATAATAACATTTTTTACAATATCGTACATTATGTACCTCCTATAACAATGCAATTTGAGTGTTCACGATAGCTTGATTTAATTCCTTAAATTTCTTGTCGA